CGCTATCACGAATGGCTCCAACAATAGATTCGGCGTCTAAATTTACTTTCGGATGCTCCACGCTACTGTGAATGGCTTGGAGCTCTCTTCTTATCTCCCGTAATTCAGCATATATCTTTTTTAAAATCATCTTTCTACGCTCCCCTCCTATCCGCTTCTAACGCTATCCTTTCGCCGCTTTCTGTGCTAAAATATGACCGAAAGGATGGTGTTACCATGAAATTGAATCCTGACTGCATACGCGATATATTGATACAGTGCGAAAATGTTATAACTTTCAATAACTCTTACTATTATGCGCGAGGCAGTTCTTCCTCGCTTGCTGAAAAATATTCCCACGACGAAATCATCTATCATATCAAGCAAGCAAAGGACGCCGGATTAATTTCCACAGGCCCGTTTTACGATGCCGGTGAATCTGTGCATATTACAGACCTTACTCCTGCCGGGCATGAATTTCTTGCAAACGCTCGTACCGAGACCGTTTGGAATAAACTCAAATCAATGGGAATACAGTCTTTGCCAATACTTATAGATATGGCTAGAGGTCTCGCTTCGTCCTATTTTAAGAGTCTTTTATAAAATTGACTGCGATTTTTAAAATCAGTTCCGTGGGCTTATCGGGGCTGATTTTTATTTCATAGTCAATCACTCCTCTTAGTTCCTGCCCCTGCAAAATAAGCTTACGCTCCTTGACTTCCAAATCCATCAATTCGCCAAATTCCATACTTACGCTCCCCTCCTATCCGCTTCAGCTCCACACCGTATCACTTCATCTGGAGACATCTGGATTGTTCTGCATATTTCCACGAATTCATTTGCTTCAAGTCTCCTGCGCTTATTCATGATGTCGCTTAACTGCTGATCTGTTAGGCCTGTCTGGCTTGCTACGAAGCTACATTTGAGTCCTTTTTTATCTATGGCTGGTCTGAGGCATTCTCTAACGTCCATTATATTTTGCTCCTTTCTCTCAATTTTTGATTATATTTGGATTATAATATTCATATTTTGAGTTGTCAATATGTTTTTACTCAAATTTTTAATATTTTTGTATTGACCTTTATAAATAATATTAGTATTATGATGAAAAGGATGGATATTGACATGACAAAAGAAGAAATTGGAAAGATATTAAAACAATTAAGAATAGATGCAGGTATGACGCAAAAGGAAGTTGCTGAGGCACTCGGTAAATCTCAGCCCTTAATAGGTCATTGGGAAACAGGTTATTCTCAGCCTGATGCCAACACGCTGTTCACTCTATGTTCGCTATATGGTACTACGGTTGATAAAGCGTTCGGATTTGATAGCGAAGATAATTTAACAAGATATGAGCTATCATTTATTGAGAAATTTAGACAACTGGATAATCACGGGAAAGAACTCATGAGCATTCTTCTTGAAAAAGAACTTCAGCGTTGCAACGCTTCATCTGTCAAAGGAGAGGAAGCGAAGTCCATACCGCCTGCTGATCAGGATATACATAATATTAAAAGGCCAGTTATTAGTGAAAAGGAAATCTTCGAATTTCTTGATAGCGACGAACCTGCAACGCTTAACGCGGCGCATGAGCGTACTGACATCGAGGTTACAGACGATATGAAGAGGCATGACGATGATATTATGGACGATGATGATTTTTAATACACGCGGCCTAGATGTAACTTTGCGTAAAAGAAAGTGAGGATATGTAGATGAAGGTTTTGAGTATTGTCCTAATTGTTTGCGGCCTGATAGGTGGCATCGGTCTTATCGGTGATGGGGATTTTTTTAGCGGAATTATCGGAGGGGGTGTTCTTATTGTAGTCGGAGCCTTCCTTTTCCGCAAAGTAAAACGTAAAGCAGCCCATCAATCAGATGTGGCCCCCGCCGCCCCTCCTGCATCCAACGGCGTAATGGCCGATAAAAACATTACTCATTCTGATACTGACAAGCCAATCTATCCCCACGAATCGGACAAGATCGCTCCTCCAAAAGAGTTTGTCGATAAAAACGGAATAAGATGGCTTGCCAAATACCAGTATCACGACGTACTTTTAAAGCGCGTAAACATTTCTTTTGATGAGTTGTATGAATATGATTATCTGGATGTCCAGGAGTGCAACAACGGCGCTGATATCATTTTTACGTTTCACGGAAATGATATCGGTGTTTTGGTATCCGACTCTCTCCTGGCAATGACGCGTGATTTTTTAGAAAGGCATGAACCAATAAAGGCTCAGGTACAAAAAATCCAAAGTGATGTAATAGCAATACGTCTTTATTTTTATAAGCCTCGCGCGGAAGTTTTGGAACGTAAAGATTCTATTAACGTAAAGCTTATTGGAAACTCTGGAGAAGAGATGCAATCAAGCATATCCTGTTGCGAGGAAAATGACGAAGTGTATATCGAGCGAGATATTGACAAGGAACGCTATTTAGTTTGGTCCGGCGCACACGAAATCGGATATACTCCTGCGTCTATATACGAAACTTTGTATGACTTGGATGTTGCAGGATATGCATTGGAGGGGCATATTACAAAAATTGAATACAACGACGATACTGACAAATTTTCTGTATGGGTTGATATTCTGCCTCAATAAAAACGGTGTATCGATGCTTTTAATTTCGCTGTCCAGACTTTTCCGCACCCGATACTGTATATTGATGACGGAGGTGATATATCATGAAGTACGAAACTCTTTTAGATGAAGCATATGAAAAGGGATTGGTGGTTAAGGAAAAGCCTCTGCGAGCGCACGATGGCAGGATAAAAGGAAACAGGATCGCCATAAGAAGCAGCATTGAAACGAGCGCCAAAAAGTGCTGTGTGCTTGCTGAGGAGCTGGGACACTACGAGGTCAATGTTGGGGATATTCTCAACCAGGACGAGGTCAACAACCGCCGACAAGAAAGGGCAGCTCGCCGGAGAGCTTATGAGAAGATGGTCCCTCTGGAGAATATATTATTCGCCGCCCAGGATGGGCATACTGATGTTTGGGATATGGCGGACTATCTGGAGGTAGATGAAGCATTTCTGAAGGATGCACTTAGATACTACGGGATTTTAGATATATGATTTGCCAACGCCGGCAAATTGGTCTGAGCGTTGAAGCCTCCCATTTTACTGATATCGGTAAAATGGATCTGCTCCATATCATCTCGCCGAAGTGAGCGAGATGGTTTGAACCATTGCAGATTTTGCAATAGTTCAAAAATGAAGTAATTATTTTTATTGCCATAGTCACTGGAAGTGGTAGGAATGTCGTTTAAATAAAAGGAAGTAAAAAGAAAAAAAAGAATTGACAAGCATGGATCCGAAGTGGTAATATAAAGTACGTTGTAAATATCTTTCATATTTACGCATATAATAATTTGGAACGTACTCGGGTGACCTTCGGGCCCCGGGTCTTTTTATTAGGGAGAGGTTTCATTATGAGTGAAAAAGTCTTTAAGACATATGATGAACAATTAGAAATCTTAGCTAACAGGGGATTGTTGTTTGAAGACAAACAAGCCAGAAATAAAGCGAAAAATATCATTCAAAGAGAAGGTTACTACAAACTTATCAATGGCTACAAGACGCCTTTTCTGAACTCGGATGTTGATAGCGAAACTTTTATCGAAGGGTGTACAATAGATGAAATTTTTGCATTGTATAAATTTGATAGAGAACTTCGCGAAATCTTTCTGAGGCATATTCTGCATGTAGAAACTAACGTAAAAAGTCTTATCGCTTATACGATTTCAGAAAGATATGGTCACGATAATTATCTCTTATACAAGAACTTTAATACAGAAAAGAAGGATGCAAATAAGGAAATATCTAACATCATTTCCGATTTACATGCTGCTATATCTAAAAATCATGGAGATCCCTGTATAAGACATTATCTGCAAAACTATGGATATGTTCCAATGTGGGTGCTCAATAATGTGTTAACGCTCGGTAATATAAGTAGATTATATAGTGTAATGAAAATCGAAGACCGGCAAAATATATCTAGGGTTTTCAAAGTTTTAGACGATACAATGGAAAGTTTCTTACATACTTTATCAATCGTTCGTAACTTTTGCGCTCATGGAAATCGGTTATATTGCATCAGGACACGCCGCCCTTTGGTAGACACTCCTATACATAAAAATCTGAATATTGCTCAGTATGCTTCCGATGAATATGTTTATGGCAAGAGGGATTTGTTTTCAGCAGTTATTGCTCTGAGATATTTACTCTCTGTTCAGGAGTTCACTCGTTTTCAAAAGGAATTGACCGGAAACTTGAATAGGCTTAAGGGAAAGTTAAATGTAATAAATATTGATGTCATTCTTTCTTCTATGGGATTCCCAAATAATTGGAAAGACATCGGCAAAAAAGGAGTCAAATAAAAATGCCCCCGCTTTCGCAGGGGCGCGGGCTGAGATGATACAACCCGAAACTCGCAATTTCATTGTACCATCTCGGCCCGGAATTTTCAATAGTCCCGGGTATTTTTATGCCCAAAATGAGGTGATATGATGGCGAAGAAATACAACTACAGAAAGAAGATAACATATAACGGAATCACCTTTGACGTTCGGGCCAACACCGAGGAGGAGTTGGGGGAGAAGGTCGCAAAGAGAAAATTCGAAATCGACCATGCGATTTCTACTACCGGCGGAGCTACTCCTGTGAATAAATGGGCCGAGCACTACTTTGATATCTACGTTGGCGACAGCATAAGTGTAGATACCAGACGGGATCGTGAAAGCATGTACCGCAATCATATCCGCCCGTATATAGGTTCCTTGCAAATACGAACGGTCACGGCCGGACAGTGCCAGCAGATCGTAAACCGGATGGACGGATACTCCAAGGATAGGATAGATAAACTGTGTCAGCTCCTGTTCAACATTTTTGACAAGGCGAGAAAGGACAGATTGATTGCATCGAATCCGGCAGCGGATCTGGAAAAGATACCGGCGGAGGACGGACAAGGCAGAGCCGCCACAATGCAGGAGCGCGCCCTGATGCTCCTCTGTGCTCCCGATCACCGCGCCGGTCTCTGGCTTCGCACGATTTTATTCTGTGGATTCAGACCGGGCGAGACGGACAATTTTAAAGGAAAGCACATCAATTATCAGGCGGGGCTGGTCTATATAGACGGAACTAAGTCGAAGGCAGCGAAACGGATAGTTCCCGCGCCGGCAGATCTCCTGCGAGACTTTAAGGCACTCAATCTGCAAGCGGAAGAATACGTCTTCAAGAATATGCACGGCGATAAGCTGCGCAAATCCTCCAGGGATAATATGTGGCACAGCTTCCTCCGGGAGATGAATATAAAAGCCGGATGTGAAGTTTATCGAAACGCCATCAAGGAGCCAAAGGTAGCCGACGATCTGGTGCCATACTGCTTCAGACATTCTTTTGCTACCGACCTGAAGGATGCTAATATCCCATTCAGGATACGGCAGGAGCTTCTGGGACACGCAGATAGTTCTGTGACCGACAGATACACCCACAGAACAGAGGAGTCTCTTGATACTGCTCGTGAGCTCCTCGAAATCTATCGTAAAAAGCAAGATGTGAAAGTGCGTGCAATACAGAGAGATATCCTAGATGGAAAATATGAGCTGAACGAAATCCCGGAGGATGATCTCACGCATAAGTTCTTTCCGGATTTATGAAAATTGCCACCGAAAGTTGCCACCAATGTTGCCACCTTTGTCGGGAGGTCAAGGGCGATTTTAGGCGATATCTCCACATTTTACCAGAGCAATTTTGACCGCTTTCAGGCGGTCTTTTCTTTATATGGGAAATCGCCCAAAACGTTGAAAATGCTGGGCTTTCGTTGAAATTTCAACAACGAAAAAACCTCGCATTTCTACGAGGTTTTGTTGGTGATCCTACCGGGAATCGAACCCGGGTTACCGCCGTGAAAGGATTGTCTTTTCATCAGTGTTTTCAGCATGTGGATAAAATGTTTCCACCGCCGTTTCCATGCGCTATATATAATAGTAGGGATTTTTTAAGAAATGTATTTATTCGGCATGCATTCTATTGCAACAACGCCGTTTATTTGTTATTATTTACTCGTAGAGCGGTGGCAAGCCCGCCCTCTTACGTGTGTGCCTGTCGATTATTCGGCAGGTTTTTCCTTTTTCGCCATCTCCCTAACGTCTTCGATAGCCTTCTTTACTTCGTCCATATCCTTACAGGCTGCGAATTTATCGGCTACCAAATTCAGTATCACTTCCATCTGCTTATCCGTCATATTCTCCACAGCTTCCTCCTTTCTCCGCTTGCCCGGTTATTACCGTCCGGTTTCCCTTTCGGTAATTATAATATACACTATTTTTTATATTTTGTCAATGTGTTTTTATATATTATTTTATATTTTTTATACTTTTTCGTTTATATTATAGGCTCGCCCGTTTCTTTGTCGATGAATTGTATTCTCAGCTCTGCGTCGAATGCCTCCGCAATTTTTTCCAATTCAGACACCTTAAACGTGTTCCGTTTGTATTTATTGTTTAAATTCTGCGGCGTTTGTCCTGTACGCCGAGCAAGTTCCGCTTCCGACATATTTCCTCTTTTAACCCTACACAGATTTATATATTCTCTGACATTCATATGCTGACCTCCTTCCTCTTTTGATTATACACTATATTTTATAATATGTCAAAAAAAGAATTTAAATAATATAAAATATTTTATAAAAAACCGTTGACAGAATATAAAATTACGTGTATAATATAATCACAAGGTGAGATAAGGAGGCAATACCATCTCAGTAATGCACTGGGAACAGGTGCAAAAAGAGTTGACACTATAAATAATATATGGGATATTGTAAAAAACAAGAGGAGGATAAAAAAATGAAAAAGATGTTTTTAGAAAGTAACGGCTATAACATGATAGGTTTTATATTCGAAGATAATAAAATGGTGGCATTCGATTGCGAAACATTAGAAGACGCAAAGAATATGGACTGCTCGGGCGTGGAAGGCTGCAAGAGCGCAGAAGAAGCCGCTGTGGACTGCGATACCGAAGTTTATCCGTTTATTGAAGATGAGTGGGAAAACGTTACATTTATAGAGGAAATGGAATAGTATAAAAAATCCCCGGCCTTCGCCGGGGACGCTCTATTTTATATATCCATCTTTGCCCACATAGTAGGGATTCCATTTTGTGCGAACCTTTACAATGGGTAATTCTTTGCATTTTTCATATATCTCTGTCCCTGTTCCGTTTCCACCAAGTCCGTGATAGCCCTGGTAGATTTCTGTAAGGGTTTCCATTTCTTCAAACGTTATTTGATCGGTTTCGATATAGAATTGGCCGTATCTGAACAGACGATCATGCCCGTTCGCCCGAACGGCTATTGTCAAGGCCCTAAATCGTCGTATCACCCATGCCAGGGTGCCAGCCGCAAAACTGGCAACCCCCGCACAAAATATCTCTATCCAATTTTCCAGTATACTTTCCCACATAGGCGACACCTACACATTTATATGTACAGCATTACCCATACCCGTAGTATTGGCATATGAATAGGCAGCGCCCAGATCGTATGCCTTGGCTACTACCTGTTTCCTTCCTTCCGCTGTATCACAGATGCCAGGAATGTAGATGTCGGCAGCCCTGCCCTTCATGTGGGTGGAATTAGATGCCCCACCTACCTGTTTGTTTCTCGTGGCACATCTCTGTCCAGATGTAATAGTTATTGGTTTCCCATAATATGCACGCAGATTTTCCAGCAGATTGAGCAGCTTAGATGACGTATCTCCCGCCGGATATCCGTTGCAATATTTACCGCCACACCCGCACTTGAACTCTGATTTTGCAAAATGCGCCGAAGAACCGCCGGAAGCTGTGCCGGCAGAACCGGAAGAACCGGAACCGCTGCGCAGCGCAGCCCACGTTGCCTGTCCAGCGCATCCGTCGGCTGTCAGGCCCAGCTTTTTCTGTACGGTCTTTATAGCTGCTGCCGTCTTCGGCCCCAGCACGCCGTCAACAGTCAGGCCCGCGCCGTACTTGTTCAGCAGCGTCTGCAATTCCTTCGTAACAGCTACAGACTTGGCATTTGTCTTAGCTCCCCAAATGTTATCTACTGTCAGTCCATATCCTTTCTGGAATTTACCTGTAGCCGCTTTTGTCTGGGCGCCCTCTATGCCATCCAGTGCCCCTGTGTAATAGCCGTAGTTATATTTTAAAAAATACTGTCTATATAAAACCGATATCATTATTCTACATCTCCTTTTTCCTGAAACTCTGGCAGACTGACGATGCTGTTTAAGAGCGACAGCACGCCGGACAGTATCGACGCCGACACTACCATTTTCCAATCTACAGCCGCAAATACCGCAGCTGTTCCTATGGTTGCAATAGCTGTCTGCGCTACCGTGCGGATAGCACGCATACCGGCTTTTTTTATCCACGCCTTAAATTTTTCCATGTTGTTCACTCCTTTCAGTTCAGTACTTTGTCGTGCCTTGGATATTCGTAATACACCTCATTTCCATTTCCGGGTAGGATTATGGTCCCCGCCTTCAGTTCCATGTTTCCTACGGTATAATCCTCGTGCGTCTGAATGACCTGGTTTATAGAATCCAACTTTATCTGCGCCGACCCATCTGTGTAGACGTAAATCGTATAGTCTACCGGCTTTGGGTTTTTCGGCACAGCAGACAAAACAATATGCGTCGTGCAGGCTATTATCCCAGCCAGTACGACGCATATTGCTATTATGTATTTTTTCATGCGGTGTATTCCTCCCAGCCTGCCGGGTATGCATCCGGCGACCACACATTACCGTCTATAATAGATCTGTATAATTTGCCGTTATAGTTTACAATATCGCCTGTGTTATAGGCGTCATGCGCGCCCGTGGGCTGTGTCCATATCGGATATCCGCTATCGTCTAGCCCTATAGGCGTATACAGGGATGGTGTGCTGCTCGGCGGCCAGTCCAGCTGGCTGGTGTGTGCCTGTACAACGCGGTACAACTGCGGGTCGCCCACGTTATTTTCTCCATAGGTTATCAAATCGTCCACCTTGTACGCCACACCTGCGGCGTACGCTGGATATACGGTGGCTATTTCCATGGCCTGCTCGTCCGTCAACGTGGCTGCGAATATCTGTATCGCCTTTCGCAGCTGCTCTGCTGCCTGCATTCTATTCATTTGTTTCACCCCCGTCCGTCTGTTCTATGCCCAGCAATGCGTTCAGTACGTCGTCTGTCGTCTCTACTGGCTCAGGCTCCGGCGGGTCTGGCAGCGGGTCATATTTATACTGGCCGTCTACATACAGCCAGTTGGATATGTCCTTTTCTTTGTCAGTCTCGCCCGTTGGCAGGCTCTCAACCCGTGGCTGCCCTTCTGCGCCGTATTTGTCTTCGGTGGCCGACAGAATGCGGCCATCTTCTGCCAGATTTAACGCATATAACCGTACGTCTATAACCTCGACCTGTTCGCCTGTGGTCGGGTCTGTTACTTTGTTTTCGCTCATCTTTACCTCCTTTACACTTTCAATCCCCAAATACGATATGGGATGCACATTTTATTGTCGACGGTCGTTGTCAGCTCTAACGTGCGAGACCCCGTCCGAAAATGCAGTGCATTATCATCAATGTCATATCGTCGTGCAACACTATATCCACGGGTGGATGTCGCCGCTCCAGACTGACAAAATGCACCATATACCAATTCGCCGCTATTATTTGTTAGGCCAAGTCTTTCAACGGGAGATATGTCTGTTATGAACGCAAATATAGTCCCATTAGTAGGCGTAGCGTGTTCTATTGCGATCATGTCATATTCGGACAGGTTTACCGATATGTTTTGTTCTGCAAATGTGCTCGTCGGACTGGCGTTCTTCCACAGCAACTCTTTGTGCGCCATCTGAAACAACGCCTGCAAAGCATTATCTAACGTCGACACTATGCCCACCCCCTTTCACGGATGTGAAACAGGGATTTTATAAATCGGGCTATTCTATACCCCCCCCTAAGGAGTTTTATCCCGTATATCACTACCGGGATGGCTGCCGTATTGTCTTGGCTTTCTGCCTGGCTTGATTTTGCCATATACGCAGCATTAAATTGTACGCCTGTTGCCGAGGCTGTCAGCCCTCTGTATCTGCACGTCATATATGGCGCTGCATTCTGTCCTAATACAAACTGGGTTTGTGACTGTCCGTTTTTTTCGCACATAGCCAACCCTTCGCGCACATTCTCATTAGTTAAATGCGACAATATGGCTACCAGATCAAACGACGACAGGTCAGTTGTTATTTTTTGTGCAGGGAATGTGCTGGCGGGGCTGGCGTTCCTCCACACTTCTTCCACCTTGCAGCCATTTACAAACAGTGCGCGTAATGCATTATCCAACACACTCATGCCAGCACCTCCTTCCTGCCAAAGAGAGGTGCGGCGAGGGATTTTAGTTTATGTATTACCCCCCCCCAGTAGCTGGATTCCGTAAATAGCTACTGGAATAATCAGGGCGTTTTCCTTTTGTCTAGAGCCCGTTACCGCATATTGCATCACTCTTTGGCAGTCACTTAGCGTTATTTTACTTCGACTGTTCCACACGACATCTCTAAATAGCATCGTTGCGGCATACTCTATCAGAATCTGATCGCCGCCACCGTAGTTCATAACAATCGCTGTGCCCGACGGTGCTGCATCACTACTACTGGTTCTTCTAAACGTCACCATTACTCCATCACATCCAGTTGTATTTGCTCTTACATCTTGGGCCGTGAACGAACTTGTAATACTCGCATTCGTCCACAGTTTTTTAATTTTGCAGCCGTTTTTAAATAACTGCTGTATCGCATTATCTACTACGCTCATTTCCTCTCCTTTCTCTACTCTATCGGATATCCCGCATCGGCAAACATATCTATTGTTTCCTGCGATATATCCACGCCTAAATTCACACGGGCTTGGGCGGCTGTCGTCGCACCGGTCCCGCCCTTTGCCACCGTAATCGTCGGCAGCCTGGATACAGACATCGTGCCGCTGGTTATGTCTGCGGCAGAATGTGTGTGCTCCTTGTCGGCCGCCCCGATATTTGCTGGGGTTATACCCAGATTGGTACGGGCGTTTGCCGCACTGGTGGCCCCGGTGCCGCCTCGCGTTATCGGTAGCGTTCCAGACGTTATATTGGCAGCGCTGTGGTTGTGGCTTGTCGGGGCCGCCCCGATGTTTGCCGGTGTCGCCCAGTCCATTATCTTGTCCACCAGGCGCTGTACACCTGATAAATCTAAAAACTTAGCCATGGATACACCTACGAGAACATCGCGTCTATCTCTGTAGTGGTAATCGCCACCAGCTCCGTCTTGCTCCAATACCCGGACAGATCCATCGCTGTTGTACCTATCTGCTCCCAGGCACTATTTACCCAGATGTATTCGTTATACGCGTTCTGGCCGCTTCCGCCCGATGATACCAGATAGATTTTGCCTATCTCTCCCGTAGGCGGCAGCGACTCCACTACCACGAACTCAAATCCGGTTATCCCCTCAATTCCTGCCGCTATAGCCGCCTGCACAAATGCCGTTGTGGCTATTTGCGTATTGTTGGTATCTGTTCCTGCGGTCGGCGCCGTGGGTGTACCGGTAAACGCAGGACTTGCCAATGGTGCTTTACTTGCCAAACCCGGCACCGTTACATTGCCACTTGCATCCACGGAAATATCGCTTCCGGACTTTACGCCGCCCAGGGCTCCTGAAGTAGCTACTGGCAGTGTATAATTTTGCAAGCTTTCGAGCTTAGATTTTTCCTCGTTTGTAAAATCATTTGCGGACAAACCTTTTCCTTCCTCTGTATCCACTTTTCCGGCCAGCTCCGCCTGGATTTTGCCAACTAGATACGTCGCCCCCGCTTTGTCTAAATACTCAGCCATGTCTTCTCTCCTTTCTTTTAACTAAAAAGCGACGCCAGATATTCCAGACTTATGTTGTCTGCTTCTGCCACCGCTCCAACTTCTCCGGCGTTATATGCCGGTTTATTCGCTTCTTTAGCCCAGCCCGGTACGGTTGGGTCCAGCTCGTTTATGTTACCTATTATTGTTCGCTCGTCCAACGTGGGGAGGTTTTGTAATTTCTCATAATCGTCCGTGGTCTCATAGTATATCTCTTTTCCGTCCGTCAGGTCCATATCCGCGCTTACGGTTATCTCCTCTATTTTCAACTCAACCATCTGGAATCACTCCCTCTTTTAATATCGCCTCCACCGGCACGGTAATAATGTTGCTGGCGTAGGCGGTATTGTTCGTAGACAATACACGCAGCTGCATGGCAACATCCATCTTGGCTGTCAGAGATAATGTTTCCTCCTGTGTTAACGTCGCCGATATAACTTCACCGTCTATGGTAACGTCCGCCTCTGTTTTTTCGATAACCACGCCTTGCTGCTCTAATGTCAAATACAGGTTCTGTATTTCTATCTCGGATAGCCCGGTAACGGTTATCTGTAGGGTAGGTGTTGTTCCTCGTCTCACGCGATCACCTCCCCTAGTCTGTTATCGGGTAGCCGGCACCTTCAAACATCTGTATCGTTTCTTGGGATATTCTTGCCGCTTCAGTCGTCAGTGCTACTTCATATTCTGCTATCACTGACGTGAGGTTTATCCCCTCGAGTTCAATCAGGAACATTGGCATATCACTCACCAGTCCGTCATTATCCAGATCTCCCTGGGTGTACGCCGGTGCCGTTGGCGTCCCTGCCGTTGGAGTTCCCTGTATAACTACCCAACTGCAACTTTGCGTATTGTTTTCCTGATCGACCGTAAACCTCATCACGGCTCTGTCTATTCGATTCATCCCTTGGGCGCCGTTTTCGACTTGCAATGAATCATACGTGTTTACCGGAACCCACCAAAATCTTCCCTGGTTTTGTGCAATTCCGCTTCTTACCCATACTTCGTTGTTATTTCTTATTTCAGTCGAAAATCCTTCGAGCGTAGGGTCGTCAATTACACATGTCGGCAGACCAAACGTTCCTCTGTGCCATGACGCATCCTGTGCAGGCGTTACGTGGGCCGTTCCTGTCCGCGCTGTTATTATTTCCGCCATAATGCCTCCCTTCTATGCTATTTCCTCTTCCTCATCTTCTCCCTCAACACTGTATTCGATACTCTCGACTCCATCAGCAAATCTCCATATCTTGCCGCTTATAGGCTTTTTCGCATACAGGCCCGTAAGATAATCTCTGCCACCGATGACATCCCCAATATCAATGTCAACATCCAGGGTCGCTACATTCATTTCAAACTGCGTATAGTTCATGACTTCAAGGAAATGGTCGCGCCCCTTTTCCTCCAGCTCTTCCGCTTCCGCGTTTGTATCCTCATACGTTTCTGCAACTTCCCGGATTCCGGTATAGTATTGTGTTGTCCCGATTGTTCCGTCCTTTTGCAAATACAGATCCACGACAGCTCGGTTTTTCAATTCACCGGTCCCGAGGCATATTAGATGATTTACCCCGTTTCGCACATTTTGAAATGTAAAATTCAATTGGTCGTCCTGAGACAACTCTATGTATTCTGAATAATCTTCAATCTGCGTAGCCGCCAGTTCTACATATCCGGGGGCACCTTGCTCTTGTTGGATGAATTTTATTTGCAACTTGTATCCTACAGATTTAAGCATCTTTTTTATTCCCGCAAGCAATGTCGTGTATCTATTGAACTGAAAGTTCGATATAGTCTTGCCTGTATCTACATCGAGAACAGAAAAAAGAGAGTCGAACTGTTCACTTATCAAAGTGTTTAAAACAGTATTCAACTCTCCGCTTATTGTCCGGTAATCTTCTCCTGGCGGTGGTTTTATTATTTTCTTATCCAGCATTCCCCGCCAAGTGTATCCTTTCAGGCTTATTGTGTCCAGCGACGTATCTGTATCGATTTCGCCAATTATGCCGCCGTACTCGGTTCCGGATGCGTAAATGGCGCTCCCAAATGTCAAATCTTCTTGGAAATCTCCTCGTTTTACCTTAAGTTCAAAGGTGTTGGTGTCTTTCAGATCTATGTCTGTTTCTACATCAAACAGGCGCCTCACATCGTTCATGCTGCTATCGGTCAGGATAAGTTCCATGTAGGCTCACTCCTTTCCACGTAAAGCGTTATGTCAAACCCGAAGGCTGCCGACCATGCTACGTTCAAGTTCCCGGAAGGGATTTTTTCAAAGATTGACTGTGTTTTTTGCCTCAAATCGTAGAGATTTATCGTATTGCCGTTGGCGAGGTATTTCACGACTGTGTTGTCCCTACTGTTCACTATCAGATATTCATTTGCCTCAAGTGTCGTAAAGACCTGTCTTGGATACCCGTTTATATTTACCTGTGGATTTTCGCACGGGCCGTATATGGTCATTTTAAATTCGCTCGGCGCATAATGATCTATATACCAGCTCCGTATCCCGTCAGAATCGGCTGCGTAGTCGTAATTATGGTCGTAATTGTAATCTAACCCCGCCTGGCTGCCGCTGCCGGATCCGGCCGGATAAAAATTCCCCGTTTCTTCACGGATGTAAAACGGATATGGCGCCATGAACGTTATCGTCTGTTCCCAGCCATAAAATTCCTGTGACGGTACCGACTCGCGTTCGATAAACCAGCCGCTTAGATATTCATCATCAAACCATAACGCTCCCTGGGTCATATTTATGATGTCGGTCTCGCACTCTTCAAAAAAATCGTTTAAATTCTCGCTTATTCCATCGAGTGTTCCCCGGAACTTTAACTCGATATCTAAGGCGAGTACGTCTTTGCCAAACGATGTTATTTTTTCTCCGAACTGCTGAGCAGCCGACTCATACGTCCAGGCGGAGGCGTGAGGGTTGCAGTCTTTTATGGCCAAATCATATCCTTTATTCAAAACGAATGTTTTCTTGTTGGCTCCGCTCACATATTTAACTATCATGTAAACGTCACCCCCTGTTCTGTCAATGGTCCCCTGAGCGCTCTCCCGATAAGCCTTCCATCTATGTATATGGCCTGTGCTCCACTGGTGAGACGTTCATAATCTATTGCTGCAGGTGCGGGTGTTGCCGCTACCCTGGCCGCATTATCTATTGTGCCGAGAACATTTCCCGCTGTTGCAGATATCTTTCGGTCGATTTTCTTCATTTCTCGCTGGAACCCAACGTCAAGCCCGTCAGCCAGCCATCCTCCTATTTTGGCTGTCTCTTTCGATGGCGAGCTTATCCCGAATATCGATTTTAGTCCGTTGAGCACCGATTTCCCGAATCCTTTTATTTTCCCAAGGATCCAGTCAACTTTACTGCCGATGCCATTCCACAGCCCCCGTACCCAATCGGCACCCACGGATACGAGCGAGCCTATGCCGCTTTTGATCTTTCCAGGCAGCTGTTTTGCAAAGCTGGAAACTTTGCTGAATAGCGAGCCTACCCAGCTGGAAATACCGGACCATAATCTCTGGAGTATCTGCACACCTGTATTGAATATCTGACCGAGAAGCGATAAGAGTCCGTTTACTATCGCGACGATAATCTGTGGTACTGCTGCGGCAAGTTGCGGGAGCGCCTGAATGAGTCCCTGGATCAGGGCTGTAATTATCTGAATGGCGCCGTTTATTATCATCGGCAAATTCTGCGTTATGGCATTTACTATTGCCGTTATGATTTGAGGAATCATTTCTACCAGTTGCGGGAGCGCCTGAATGAGTCCCTGGATCAGGGCCATCATTATCTGGATCGCACCATTTATTATTGTTGGCAAGTTTTCGGTTATGGCCGTCAAGATTGCCGTAATGATCTGCGGTACCGCTTCAGCAATGAGTGGTATAGCTTGCACTATGCCGTTGACAAGGGCCGTGAATATCTGAACGCCTGCCTCGATTATGGCGGGAAGCGCCGCCGTGATTGCAGCTACTATCTGCGGGATCATCTCAACGACCTTTTCAATCATTTCACTCACTTTGTCGGCGAATCCGGCCACCATTTCGCCTGCTGCATTGCTATCCTTTGCAAATTGGTATATCAGTAGTCCCGCACCGGCTATCGCAGCCCCCAGGGCCACCCATTTACCGACGGCCAGCATTTTGCTCAATGCGGCTTTTGCCTTCGTCAATACTGTAGTCGCCGTAGTGTTCGCAGTCATGGCCGCCGTATTGGCTGTAGTCGCTGCTGTGTCTGCAGTTGTAGCCGCTGCTTTTTTACCGAATACCGCGCTGATTCCGCTTGCGGCCTTTTTAAATTCGTCTATCCCATCCCTGATTTTTATGAAGGTAAGAGCGGCCGGCCCTGCCATTGCCAAAAGTCCGGTAAATGTTCCGATAACTATCTGCAGCCCTGCCGGGAGTTCCCTCACCTTTTCAACCAGTCCGGCGAAGCTTTCTAGTGCGCCGGCGGCAAAATTCTTTGTTGCCGTCATGACAGGCTCTACGGTTTTACCTACTTTGGCAATGGCCTCGTTGAGTCTATCCTGCGCCTGATTCGCAGCAATTACGTCTTTATTGGTCTCCTGATACTGCTTCGAGGCGTCCTTGTAAACGCCATTTAAGGTCTCCATTATCAGCCGCTGACGTTCCTGTTCACTTGAACATTCCGCCAGTTGCTGGTTAAACTTGTCCTCGCTTATTCCTGCCCAATTGAGAGCGTCAGCGAGAGGCCCGGTCACCTGCCCCACTTTTGCGGTCTCATTGGCCGCTTCAGTCAAGCCTTCAATCGGCAGGGAATCTCCAAAGGTAGCGAATACGCCCGTACATATCTCTGTCCATGTCTGCAGATCTTTTTCGTTATCCGTCAAAACAGCCAGATGATTGGCCGCTTCAACCGAGCGATCGCTTTCGCCGAGGACGCCTACGAGTTCGCGATACGTATTTTTTGCTGCTTCGGCAGAATGTCCCGATGTAGTGAACGCTGTATCGAGTTTTCCCATGTTCTGACGATATTCCCTGGAGCTTTCGGCAGCGCCGGCAAGCGCCACGCCTATTCCTGTTACTGCGGCCGTCCACGCTGTGGCTGCTGTAGTTATACCGCCTTTGAGATTTTCCTTTATATCGTCTATGCTCTCTGCGGCATCGTCTACCTTTAAAAGCCCGGTTTCGACATCTCTCAGTCCTTGTCTCATTTCCTCCAGGGCTTGCTCGTTTTGTCCAAGCTCGCTCTGCAGGTCGTTAAGGGCTGTTTCGCTGCGGTTTAACA